GTTGAAGACGGCCGGCGTGCCTGTCGTGCCCGCGATGACAAGGTCGGCACTGGTCTCGAAGTAGATCGGGTCAGAATCAACCGACAGTGTGGAGACACGGGTGCCCGCCGGAATGGTGGTCGAGCCGAGGTTGGGCGCGATGGTGAATAGCAGCGGCACGGTGGCTGCGTTGGTGCTGTTCGGTCGGTAGTCCAACATCGACGCGAGGTTCAGCACAGACCGTCGCTGCGTCGCGGTCTGCAGGAACGCCTCATTGGCGATGCGGTCACCGTAGTAACTCAAGATGTCGCCCATGTAGGCGAAGAGCTCAACCATCACGACACCGAAGTCGTTGGTCGAACGCGACGTCCACTGCGGCAGCAGCGTGGTGGCCTGGGCCAGCATGTCGTCGCGCAGACCGGCAAAGTCCTTTGAAGTATAGTCAATGACGAGGCTCGTCGACGCCATCAGGGGGTCTCCTTCTGCTTGGCGCGGAAGCGCCGTGCGGTCTCGGCCCGACACGCCTTGCAGTGCCTCGCACCGTTCTTCTCCACCCAGAGATTGTCGCCGTCCAGAGGGTGGTCGTTCTTGCAGTGCGTCTTGTCATGGTTGACCTTGGCAGAGCCCCGAAGGCCATGCTCCAACCAGTGAGCGGAGGCGGTCAGCAGCTCGAGGTGAGACAGCTCACGGCACCGCGTGTTGTGGCAGAGGTGGTGCAGATTGTGCCCGAGCGGCAACGGGCCATTGGCGTTCTCCCACACCCACTGGTGCACGCGGTAGGAGTGACCGCCGATCTGCACCATGCCGTAGCCCTTGGTGGTCGCGCCGGTCCAGACGTAGCAGCCGTCTTCCTGGCGCACGCAGTAGTAGTCGACTCGCTCGGCCGGATCCATCGTGCGCGCCGCATGCCACGACAGTGGCTCGATGACGAGACTGGTGCTAGCCACTGCGCTCCTCCTGGGTGACCTCGCCGCGGTAGAGCACCGCGGTATTGATCGGCAACGAGAGGGTCTGCAGCGGACTGTTGGCCGCCGAGTACGTCACGTTGAGGGTGATGATCCCATCCAGCGCGTCCGTCGTATCGGGGTACACGCTCTGAACAACAACACCGGGCTCCCACCGGTCGATGGCCCGCTGGATGTCGGTGGTGATGATCGACGTCGTCATCTCGTCGTCAGCCTCGAACAGCAATGCGGCCAGAGGCGCGCCGTAGTCCGGCCGCATGACCCGCTCCTGCAGCGCGGTACCAATCACGGTCTTCACCCGGTTCCGCAGCACCTGCGCGGGGTCGCTGGTGAAGGCAATCTGTCCCTGCGCGTTGATGCGGAAGGGCTGGTCGATCTCGACCTGCTGCTGGATCATCCGAGCTCCCTCAGGGCCTTCGCCACTCGTACGACATCCTCATCCGACAACGACGGCGGCTCAGACAGTTTGGGATTGGCGGCCTGCCACGCCTTCTTCTCGCCGGCCGTCATTGCCCGCACCTGACTGGTGCTGTGGTCGTAGATGTGGCCCTCGTGCGTGGGCATGGGGTCAGTGTCAGCCAGAACATGAACGCCCCGCAGCGGTGTGGCTGCTTGGATCTTCTGGTGGGAGTCGATGAGTGAAGCGAGCTGAAGACTGCGACCATAGGCGAGATGGTCGTCGATCTGCTTCTGCCACGCGTCGATCTCGGCCTGCGTGCCACCGCTCAACGCTGGGCTGGGACCAGTAGCGGGCGGGGAGATGAGCGCCTCACAGATGTGGAAGAGGTGGCCGTTCTCGTCGTACTCGACGTACTTCATCAGATCCACTCCGTCACTTCGTACGACAGGCTTTGGTTGCCGGTCGCGTTGTACATCATCCCCCAGGTAATAGATGTCGACGACGCGAGTGCTGCAGCCCCTCCATTACCAAACATCGGGCTGCCGTTAGTACTGCCGCCCATTGTTGCCCGCAACTGTGCATTTGCCAGATTGACACTGGCGATGGTCACCGCTGTCCCTGCAGAGGCGGATCCACGAATGGTCTGGTTGATCCTCATGCCGGCTCCCTGGCCCAGCACAACCCACGTCGTCCAGTTGATTCCGCCTGAGCCATTGTCAGATCCCCGTCGCGTGTAAATGACATCGGAGCCGCCAGTCATGTCGTAGACGTTCTGTCGTTGCCATAACGTGGTGTTCTCGTGGGCGAACACCTCGAGAAAGATCCAGCGGGTGTCCCCCCACGGGTTGTTGGTGGTGTTGCTGCCGTTGTAGACACCCGTGGTGAAGTTCTGATTCAGACTCTGGCTGTTGATGTCGGTGGTGTTCACCGCAGTGCTGCCACCGACGGTACTGGCTCCCAGTGCGCGTCCCTGAGTAGCCACGCGGTGGCCGTTGTCGTAGATACCGCTTGTGCCGGTGAGAGTTCCGCTGGCCGTGAGGTTGTTACCGACGAGGGCGTTGCCTGAAGCATCCACACTGAAGCGATTGGTGAGCGTAATCGCTGCCCCTGCCGCGACACCGGGCGCGTTTCCGAACGCAAATCCTCCGGTGCCCATCTGGAAGAAGGAGTGCTGCCCAGCGCCAGAGCTAGTCGCAACTGCACGCCACGACGTACCGTCGTAGTAGGCGTTGTCCGACCAATAACTATTGCCCGTTGCAACGGTCGGGTTGTAGCTGAACCAGCCTGTCCGACTTCCCAGCCGGAGGGCATTTGCCGTTCCCGCAGAGCCCGAGGTGGCGTTGTCGACGTTGACCCAGAGTTGCCCGGTCATCGTGTCGCCGGCTTTCAGGACGCCCGTTCCCGTCGCCATCGCTCCGATGCTGGCCGGGGTGGGAGCTGCAGGTGTGCCGTGCGTGTGGTCATTGCGGGCGTACGCCGTGCCCGTCCCGACGACCGACGCGGCTCCGAAGGAGGTGGCTGCGACCACCGTGCTGGCGAGGTTAGGGTTGCCGGCGCTGTACTTCGTTGGCAGCAGATTGAGCACCGAGCCGACGATCAACGCGCTGCCCATCTGGGACTGCAGCGTCGAGATGTTGCTGTTGGCCCCAGCCAGCGCCACATTCGTGGCGAAGCTGGGGAGCTGGGCGTTGATGCTGTCCACTGCTGTCTGCAGCGCGTATGCCGGTACGCCCGACAGTCGTGCCCACGGCACGATGCCCGAGGTCAACGTCCCGGTGAGGGCGATGTCACCCGAGACCGACGTCGTGGCTGCCGTGAAGGTCTTCGCCCCGCTGATTGTCTGCGCGGTGTCCGTCGTCGCCATATTGCCAGGCACCGGACCCCCGCCAGGCTGACCCGGCGCGGGGGGCGGGTTGGCAAAGCCGTACTTGCTGTCGAGCGCGGCCTGCAGGCCCGACGTGTTGGCGATGCTCCAGTTGTTGGTCGGCACGGTGACAGTGCCGCTGAACGACCCGGTCGTGGCGGTCACTGCGCCGCTGAAGGTCGCCGAGGTGGCGGTCAGTGCCCCGGTGAAGGTGCTCGCACCGGCCGAGATGCCTGCGCTGAACGTCTTGCGACCGGTGGCAGTCTGCACGGTCGACAGCGACATGACATCGGCCGAGTCGTGCGGGATGGCCGAGCTGACCGCCGACACGGGTCCCAGGCCGATCCATACCGGCAGCCTTGTGTCGCCGCCCTCGTACAGGACCCACACCGGATCGCCTGGTGCAGGCACCACCAGGGGGATGGCCGGAGTCCGCATCGGCTTGGCCCAGCTCGAGGCCGCATTGCCATGCACCGCTGCGACGTGGGCAATGATCCGCCCGCGGCCCTCGGGGTCGACGTTGTTGATGACCGTGCCGCGGTAGATGCCGTAGAAGTGGTTCACGACTTGCTCACCCTTGAGGCCGTCGACCACTGTGACCGCCACTGCCCATTCACCATGAGTGTCGGGGGATACGCGGACTTCGGCCGTCCCTGCGGGTTGGCGCGCGTCGCCACCACGCGGCGGGCCCGAGCGTCGGGAATGGTCACTGTCGAGCCGATGCCATCGCGACCCAGGTCGAGCTCCATGAAGTACTCGCGCTGGTTGAGAATGTGCGTCACCTTCTTGACGAACCACAGCCCGATGTAGTTGTCATCGACGTTGGACAGCAGCACCGGCCATGTCTGGTGCACGCGCGGGTTCCCCAGCCCGACCGCTGTGGCGGTGATGTTGAAGCGGTCGTTCTCAGCCATGGCCGCAAGATGCCAGCGGCCCTCCTCCGGCGTCGTGACCTGGGAGGCCAAGGAGATCTGGCCGCGAGGAAGCGCGGTCGTACGCGCGAGGCGCGCTTCCATGGGCCCGCCGGTCGTAGCGAAAGACATCCCGGTACGCGAGTTCGTTCCGTACAGCGTCGTGGCGGCGCGCACCTTGCCCGGAGGCGCGGCTCCGTCGACCGGCGCGAACTCGTAGAGAGTGCCCGAGTCGGACTGGGTGCCCCGCCGCAGCACCGGGGCCTGGCTGGCGTACTTGTCGACCATGGCCGTACGGGGGTGCATCAGCAGTCGAGTGTTCTTGGCGTAGAGGCTGTACCCGATGGTCTTGGCGCGCGCGACCATGAAGTCCCAGGTCCGGCCGCCATCGGCGTGCATCGCGTCGAACACCTGGCCGTGCGGGGTGATGTCGGCGTCGAAGCGATAGTCACGCGCGAGCTCGTTGAGCACCGACGGGACTGTTCGGTTGACCCATGTCTGCTGCAGGCCGTTGTCGAACACCTCGCTGGCTCCCCGGCACCACACTTCGACTGTGCTGGAGCTTGCGGCCGGGCTGGGCTCGACGTGGTGCACGACCCCGGTGAACGTGGCCGCGTCGCGCCCCTGCCGCCAGGTGATCGTCACCGGGGTGTCGCTGCGGTAATGCCGACGGCTGGGAGCGGCCATCGGCACCGTCACGATGGCGATGTCGTGCTTGTACTCCTCCTGCACCACGCGCAGGCCGGTGACTACTCCCTCGAAGACACCGGCTGCGGGGAAGCTGACGCTAGCTGTAGACGTAGCCATCGGGGATCCTCAGCACCGTCCCAACCGGGATCTGGTCCGGGTAGAAGACCTCGGGGTTGGCGTTCGCGATCACCCAGGAGAGCTCGGGGTCGCCGTAAAAGCGCGCGGCTAGAAGGTCGAGGCGCTCGTTGTAGCCCGTCGAGTAGACGCTGTAGTTGAACGTCTGGGGGGATAGCGGCTGCTGGTGGAAGACGGTCGGCTCGTACACCCCGTCCTGGGTCATGATGCGGTCGATGGGGTCGTCCTCGTACCGCGACCCGGCGTAGATGGTCATGAGCCCACCGCGGGTGATATCGAACTCCGTGCGGGGTCTGCCTTCGACGTAGCGCCGACCAAGGAGTTGGCTGAGATCGTGACGATGGTGCGGATCGGACACATGCGCGGGGTGAACTGCGTGTGGCTGATCTGCAGATTCGTGATGTAGCAGGGGAAGGGGGGCAACGGCCGGCCGTTCTGGGTGTAGCCGCCATTGGCCGAGGCCGGGCCCCAGAAGATCTCGACCGCACTCAGGTAGAGATAGCCGGGGTTGACCTCGCTGCCGTTGATGACGCGGTACAGCGCGTCGATGTCGACCTGAGTGCCCAAGGTCGTGAGTCCCTGCGCGTACGCGTCCTGCGTCCGATCCAGCATCAGGGCGAACGTTACGGTCTCCTGGCCGGGGAAGCGCATGTGCGGGTAGTCCGCAGACCCGGCGTATAGCGGGTCCACGAGCCCGGTGAACGTGCTGTTGCTGAACTCAAGCGACTCCGGGTTGTAGAGGAAGCGGAACTGGTACCGGTCGCTGGCGGTCATCGGCTGTGCGGCGTCATTACCGGCCACAGCCGAGACTCGGCGGATCAGGCCGCGCTGCAGCGCCACCGCGTCACGGCCGAACATGAACGGGCTCTCAGACAGCGGGTGCAGCGGGGGGTTGATGAGGAGCCCTGGCGCGGGTTTCGCCGCAGCCGCGACATGACGATGCGCGGCTGCGTAGGCTGCCGCACCGGCTGCGGTGGCATGCCCGGTGCTGTTCGTATTGCCTGCGCCCCCTGGGCCGAGATCGTTTCGGTACTTGACCGTGCGTGGCGGGGCCGGGGCGGGGGCCTTGTTGCTCGAGCCCCCGGGGATCGCGGGGCGCACCATCAGTGACTCATCTCCCTCATGCGTGCCTGTGTCGCGATCTCGTCGACCACCATCTTCCCGATCCGCTTGGCCTCTGCCTGGCTAACCTGCTGGGTCGTCAGGTGCACCTCGACCTTGCCGATGCGGACGCTCGATCCGCCGCGCGAGTGCAGGTTGATGTTTCCGCCCGAGACACCGCCTCCGGTGTGCGCCATCGGCGTCGGGACGTCTGCAGTCTGCGACATGGCGCGGCCGGGGCCGTCGCCGATCTCGGCCTTGGACAGCCCCTTCGTGACAGTCGGGCGCTCCTTGGCCGCTGAGCCGTTGTGCCAGGTAGACCACGGACCCCAGTTGGCCCCGCCATCGCTGATCCTGAAGGCGGCCCGGGCGTTCGCCAACGGGTCGAGCGGGTCCTTGACCTCGCTGTGCCAGTGGTCGTTGATCTGCCAGAGTCCCTTGTCGCGGCTGCCCCACTGGTCGGCATTGGGCTGGCTGACCTCGGTGATGTACCCGCCGGACTCGGCCAGCGCCACCGACACAGCGTCGACGAGGTGCTCGCCGCGGAAACCCACCGAGCGCGCGAGCTGCGCGAGCTGGTGGATGTCGTAGTGGCCGCCGGTCGCCTTGGGGGCGGGGCCCCCGACCCGAGCCGTCGACGAGCCTGCCGATGTCGCCGCCTCGGTGGGGTCGACGACGGTACGGTGCGACCCCATCGAGGTGCCGAAGGCAGGGCCGAGGTTGTGCAGGAGCTGGTCGATCAGTCCGGCCTGGCTCATGCTGCCTGTTGCAGCGGCCCGGAGCAGGTTCACGCCCAGTGAACTGCTGCCGCCGCGCGAGGTAGGCCCTGAGCCGCTCTTGGTCGAGGGCTTGGCCTTCCCGCCGCCAAATAGGTGCTCGATACCAGAGACGGCCGAGGAGGCCAGGCTCTCAATGCCGCCGAGCATCCGGCTGAAGAAGCCCTTCCCCTTGCCCTTGCTCTTGAGATTCTTGAGCATGCCGGCGGTGGCCGCGACGTGGACGTGGTTGTGGTGGATGTCCATCACGTCCTTGCCGTAGAACGACGAGCTGACCTGACGGCCGTCCTTGATGAGCGTCGCCCCGGGCCCGGCGTAGATGAGCTCGTTGAGCCCGGGCGCGAACTGCGCGAGGTACTTGTTGATCGCCAGGAGCTGGGGGGAGTCCACGCCCGGGGTGTTAGCGGTGAAGTCGACCGCGTTGCCGGTCGCGTGGTAGGAGACATTGCCGCTGACGGTGACGCCGCTCTGGCCGTGCCGAACAGTGGAAGAGACCTTGGCCCCGCCCGGGAAGCCCTTCATCAACTCCTCGAGGATGCCGAAGGTCTCACCACCTCGGGCCTTGGCGGCGTCGGCCTGCGCGTTCGCCGATCCGGGGCCGTCGCCCCACTCCTTGCCTCGGAAGGAGCCGCCCACGACGCCGGGGTAGGTCGAGCTGCCGATGGCAACGCGGCCGGGGCCATCGCCGTAGTCGTTGCCCTTCCAGAACTGCCACCAAGCACCCTTCGGCTTAGGCGGGCGGCCCCCGTGATGGACCCCGTAGTTGATGTCCCGGCCAGCACCGATCAGACTCTCTGCAGCGCCAAGAAGGCCGAGCGCGTCACCTCCGACCCGGCCTACCTTGCCGAGGAGTCCACCCGCCCCTTCTACGACGGGAGCGCCTTCCTCAGCCACCTTGCTGCCAGTGCCCTTGACGGCAGACCAGACTCTTTTAGCCACGAGTGCTCCACCCGCGAGGGCAGCAGTCCCCGTCCCGCTTGGCAGGCCGCCACCGTGCTTGGCCGCGCCACCCGCGCCCGCGGTGCCGAACAGCGCCTCCTTGATCCCATCCGGCATCGCCTTGATGGTGTTGGCGAGGTCGACCATCCCCGACGTGATCGCCTTCTGCGCCGTGATGTACCCGTCGGAGTACTGCTTCAGCGCGGCGGTAAGCGCATCCGTCTTGCCACTGGCCGCGCCCTGATCCGCGCCGAGCATCGTGTCGCCAGCCTTGCCCGGGACGGTGTCGGGCAGCCACTTGCCGGCCTTGCTGCTGTTCTGCATGTAGGTCTGAGCGGCGTTGATCTGGTCTTCGCTCATCCCCATCTTCTGTAGCTGGATACGCATCCGGCCGCGACCGTAGACGAAGGTATCCCCCACACGGGCCGCGCTGGGGACGGCATTGGGGTTCTTCTCCCCGGTCGACATCATCGCGCTCAACTGCTGCACGATGTTGCCCAGCGAGCGAGGTGCGCCGCCGGGGTCGAGGGTCTGGATGCCCATCATGCGGGCGGTGTTGAACATCTGCGCTGTGCCCAGCCCGAGCTGTACCTGGCTGGCCGTCGCGGCGGCCATCGGATCGCGCTGGGCGATACCCCGGGAGGCCGCGGCGACGGTGTTGAACTGGGCGCTCCCAGCCTGGCCTCCCCCCCGCAGCAGCGGCATGACGAACGCATTGCGCTCGGCGTCGTTGCGGAAGGAGTTCTGCGCCCACCCCAGCAGGTTGTTGGCCGCGCCCTGCTTGTTGTACGAGCCACCGCTCGCCAGCGCGGCGCGGTTCGCCAGGTAGTCGGCGCTGCGGAACGACGACACCGCTCCGGCAGAGGTGAGGCCGGTGAAGGCCGACGCTGCTGCACCGAGCGCGAACCCGCCGACCGCACGCCCCACGCCGCCGAACATCTCGCCGAAGCTCGGGACACTCCCGCTCGGGATCTCCCCGGCCGAGTCGACTCCACCCAGGCCCGGGATCATCCCGGCGGTACCACTGCCAGGGGTCATCGGCATGCGTGCGCCGCCGCCGTTGGAGGACGCCACCGGAGAGGCCATTCCGGCCGGAGCGCCCCGGGCGTACGCGGCCGCCGCGATGTCACGGCCGGTGCGGCCAGGCAGCACCGGCATGCTCGCGCCGCCACCGATGAGTGGGTTGGCCCGGCCGCCGCCGGCACCAATCTGCTCCATACTGGGGATGGAGGCGCGACGGCTGGCGACGCGGCTGGTCTTCTCCGCGTGGTCCGCAGCCTTGCCCATGTTCTTCTCGAACTGAGCGGACAGGTCAACCAGCTTCTTCAGGTCACCCGCAGCAGCCTCGGACGCGCGGCGACCCGGGTTGCCCCCCATGGGGGACCCCGCCCAACCAGTCGGCTCTGCCACTGTCCTACCCCTTCATGCCACGAGCGAGCGCCGTACGGAGCCAGTGGTGGCGCTCGCGTACCGCCAGATCCCGTATCTCCGTCATGCTCCAGCCGGGGTTGGACCGTGTGAGTAGGCCGTACTGCGCGAACACCTCTGGGTACAGCGTCAAGCCGCCCTTGTCAGGCGCGAAACAGGTCGAGAAGGCCGATCTGCAGGTCGAACTCCTTGTCACACGCGTTGCAGACGCGCTTGGCCTCTCCGAGCCGGGGACCAGGGGTCCGGTCGTTCAGGGCCAGCAGCAGAGCGCGCCGGTCACGGATCGACATGGCACGCAGCGGTCCCTCATTGAAGAGGAGCTGGCCGTTGATCTTCTGCACGCACTTGGCGAGCATCAGCGTGTTGATCTCACCCGGGTTCTCGGTGTCGCTGGTCAGGAGCGCGTCCTGGTCAGCGGCCCGAGGCAGGACGGCGCGAGCCACTGCACCACTGGGGAGCTCGACGTCGAAGCCCGAGATGGCGTCGGCCGGATCCTGCAGCGGCCGGACCTCCACCGAGGAGAGCTTGAAGACGTAGTGCGGGTCGACGTGCAGGCAGTGCGAGCACTGCGTGACGAGCTCAAGGTCGTCGCCGTACGTCACCCGCCGGATGCCCATGAGCAGCAGCTCACGGTCGCCGATGAGCAGTCCGTCGTACTCCTCGTTCGACGGCTTGCGGCCGCCGATGGTGAGGGTGCCGCGGCCGACGATGGCCTGCAGGTACTTGGCCGTCGAGCGCATGACGTTGGGCGAGGACAGCAACTCCTCGTCCGCACCGTTGAGCTCGCGCACAACGGCTTCTTTCTCCATCGTGCCGGCCAGCGGATCGATGATCCCTGCGATGAGCGTGACCGTGGTGTCCGGCGGCGGCTCGATGGTGGGCATCGCCGCAGCGGCGGCAGGGACCGGAGTCTCTGCCACCGCCGCGGCGAGCATGGCGTTGGCCTGCGCCGGGTTGACCCCGGCGTCGATCATCTGTGTCACGAGTAGTCCTCTAGGTAGTGGGCCAGTGGAGCGGGCTAGAACGCGGCGGCCTGCTCGACGACGCCGTTGATGCGCGGGGCCGTGCTGTACGGCGCACCGCTGGCGTAGGCGACCATGAAGCCCTCGTGGACGAGCGTCATCTGCTCGACCATGACGGCGTTGTCGCCAGCGTTGAGGTCGGACAGGGAGAAGCTCGTGATCCACGCGTTCAGGACATGGACGCGGAGCTTGACGGGGGTGATGAGGCCCCCGTCGGACTCCTCCATGTTGGTGATCGGGTGATCGAGCACGTCGATGTCGACGTTGCACCGGAACTGGTTGCCGGCCGGGTGGTTGCCCGGGCCTGTGCCCTGGCCGCCGACGACGTCGAAGAGCTGGCGGAACCACGTCCACGCGCCCTTCGAGTTGCCGCCCACCGTCACACCGCGCTGCAGCGTGATCGGCGAGAAGCTCGTCTGGCCGGGGAGCTGGTGCACCGTGGTGTTCATCCCGCCCTCGCGGTACGGGATGGACTCCGTGGTGGCGGCCAGGCCGGACACCGACATGAAGCCGATGCCCTGCGAGAGTTGGCCGCCGACGCTGTTGCCGGGGTCGTGGTTGATCGTCACCAGGAACTTGAAGTTCCTCAGCGGGTCGGTGAGATTGTGGCTTCCCGCCTGGAGGTACGGCGCGGGCTGGGCGGCGTACCCCTGTGATGCGGTCGCCCCCGGGTTGATCTGCGCGCCCGAGTAGGACGCGCCGCCCTGGTTGTTGTCGTATGTAGCCATGGCCTACCTCACCCTCCGGTGACGGTCGTGCCGGCCTCGAACTGGCCGACCTTGATGACAATGAACTCAGCCGGCGTGATGAGGCTGACGCCCACCTCGACGTTGATGACGCCCTGCGAGATCGACTGCGTCGTGTTGTTCGTGCTGTCGCAGACGATGTAGTACGCCTGGCTCGGGCTGTTGCCCTTGAGCAGACCAGACGCCCAGCACGACGCCAGGAAGGTGTCGAGCACCGTCTGGACGCGCTGCCGCGTCTGCGTGGTGTTGGGCTCGAAGATCGCGAACTGGGTGAGGTTGATGACGTTGCTCTTGACGTAGATCAGCGAGCGCCGGATCGGGACGTAGCGCGTGCTCGCGCCCGTCTGCAGGGTGCGCGCACCCATGACCACGACGCCACTGCCCGGGAGCTGCCGGATGGCGTTGACCTGGGCGACGTTGAGGTCGTCGAGGTCGGTGCTGACGAGGTTGACCGCCGGGGCCAGTGCACCAGCAATGCGGGCCTGCAGCCCGGCCGGAGCCTTCTGGATGCCACGGGTGGCGTCGGTCAGGGCGATGAGACCCAGGATCGCGCCGGTCGAGTTCTGGATGCGGGTTGCCCCCGAGACCGTCGAGGCCGGGTTGGCGGCGATGACGGGCGGCCAGTAGACCGCACCGTACGACGAGGGCGTCAGGCCGCTGGCTGCGGTGATGGCCGCCGCCGAGGTGGTGATCGTCGTCGGCAGCTCGCAGACCGTGAAGACATCGCCACGGTTCTGCCCGTAGGAGATCGCCAGGCTCTGCTGCGCCGGGGTCGCGCCCGGCACGCCCAGGTTGACGGCCTCCGAGACGTTGTCGAGGAGCTGGATCGCGTTGCCGAAGTCAGCGTCGACCGGAGCCGCGCCATCCAGGCCGTTGGTGAGCTGACGACCGGCCTGCACCGCAGGCAGGTTGTTCGGCGCGGCCGTGACCGACGGCGTGGCGGGCTGGGCGACATTGATGTACGCCGACCCGCCCTGTGCGTTGTTGATGACGGTCAGGACGTAGTTGGGCTGCGTCGGGTCCATCGTCAGCCCGCTGAACCGCTCCACGATGTAGGACGTCGTGATGCCGTTGAGGTAGACCGTGAGGTCGAACTGCGTCGCCGGAGCACCAGACCCGGGGGTGTCGGTGATGTCGACGTAGATGTTGTTGCCCCACGACCCGGGGTTGGCCGCGTTGATGACCAGGGTGGCGAGCGGGGTGCCTGCGCGGTCGGTCAGGGTGCGAGTCGCGGCAGCCGCGCCCGCACCGGGCACACGCCAAGCCCACAGCCGCGACCCGCCGTTGGCGAAGAAGCCGTACGCCTGGAAGGAGAGCTCGGAGGCTCCCACCGTGGAGACGTCGTGGAACAGCCGGGCGAACCCGGAGTAGCTGGTCACCACGGTCGGAACGACGGGACCACGAGTGGCCGCGCCGACGAGCGCCCCAGTCGAGGTGCCGACCGTGCCGGCCGGGTTGATCGTGAGCGGAGGACGCTCTTCGAGGAAGACGCCGGGGCGCTTCAGTGTCGCCATGCTGGTACTCCTGCCATGAGGCGGTTGCGGACGGAGACCGAGTGGAGTGCCAGGTGTGCGATCACGGGAACGTGACCTCGATGGGGGTGAAGTCCGGCGTCAAGCCGGCGTCGGGAGTGTGGATGACCACCGACTGAATGAGGCCAGCAGCCGAGAGCGCCTGAGACAGGAACAGCTCGGTGCTCACGCGCGCCGTGAAGACCTTGCGGAAGAGACGCTTGCCTGCCTCGTCCGTGGTGTCGGCGACTCGAGGGCCGCCCAAGAGATCCATCCGCACGGTGCGGTTGGTCTCAAGCAGGTGGAGCTGGCCGAACCGGATCGGCAGCTTGCGGCCGAGCAGCTTCATCAGGATCTCGCGGTCGTGCCGCGGGTGCCTCGACCACACCGTGACCTGATAGTCCAGGTCGTACGGCGTGGGGAAGTTGCTGGCCTGCAGACGACTGCTGGTACCAGGGTCGGTCCAGCCGTCGGGGATGTAGGTGAGGATCGGCAGCCCGTTCATCACCCGCTCGCGCGCCTCGTTGATGTCGATGAGCTCGAGGCTGATGTAGGGATACGTCCGCGCCTTCAGCTCGAGGTCGGGCTGGCCGAACCAGACCTCGACAGGACGCGCCGTACGGCGGTCGTCCTCCACGGTGATGCCGGACAGGTGCGCCTTGAGCGCCTCGTCCTCCTCAAGCAGGAACATCTAGTACCTCACCGCCTGGGCCTGGCGGGCGACGACGTCGTTGACAAGTTGCGTCAGCAGCTTCTCGGCGTCGGTCTCAAGGCGGGTCATGGCCTTGTGCACCGGCCGCGGAGCTGGGCCCTTGCCGTTGCCGTACTCGGCGGTGTCGAGCGAGACCGGGCTGTGCGCCTCGAAGGTGTCACCGGTCCAGACGAGGTTGAGGCTGTTGGCGAGGGTTGCCTCCAGCCCTGCCTCGCGCGCGTAGGAGCGCAGCAGCGGGGTGAGCTCGGAGCAAACGTGCTGAGCTGCGGCCGTCATCGGGTCAGCCACGACGGCCTCGCAGGTATGCACCAGCGATCACGCCGAGGACGAAGGCCGCTCCACTGTTGGACTTCGCGCCCTCGTGGAACTGCGCGTTGCTCGGCGCGGTCGGCGTCACGACGGGCGTCTGCGTGGGGTAGGGCATGGCCCGGTGCACGCGCGCCGTGTTGCGGGTGCGCGCCTGGGCCTCACGCTGCGACTTCAGCCACGCGGGATCGCCCTGATGCTCAGTGAATCGAGCCATGGCAGATCACCTCCGGTGCAGTCACGCGTGCAGGCCCTTCATCGCCCTGCAGTGGGCGACATGACCAGCGTGGTGCGCGCGAGAGCGACTGTCTGGCTGAACTACGCGGCGTTACTACAAGCCTTGGGCCGCGAGCCAGCGCGAGATCATCCCGACCGATCCGTCAGCGTCCACCAGATGCGACAGGAAGCCGTCTCCGTGGTTACCGGTGTTGGTGTAGACGGCACTCGCCTGCAGACCAGAGGCAAGGGTCGCGACAGTCGACGGGAGGACCACGGTGTCGTCGGTGGCATAGCCGACCCAGGACGGAATCGCGGTCAAGAGAGGTGCGATGTCCACGGGGTTGTGCGTCGCCCCGTAGGTAGCCTCGGACCAGCCACCTGAGTAGGCGGCGTTCAGCAGTGCGGCGAAGCCGCCACGGTTGTTCGTGACGACATCGGTGATGTCCGAACCCGGCTGGAGCAGCACCATCGCGGCGACATTGTTCGGGTAGACGCGGGTGTAGTTCGTGGCGATCATGCCGCCCTCAGACCAGCCGAGAAGGATCACCTTGCCGGACTTCGCGCCCTTGGACTGCAGATAGACGCGGGCCTCCTCGACGCGCGCCGTGCCGGTGTCGTTGCCGCATGGATCACCAGACAGGTCGGCGGTAAGCACAGGCCAGCCGCACTCGGCCAACCACGCCTGGATCTTCGGGTAGACGTTGCTGATCGTCGGGTTGGGGAACGCAGCAGTCGCCCGGGCGGTAGCCGAGTGGCACGCGATGATGCCGATCTTCGTCCCGTCCGCCTTGAAGTTATGGTGGGTACGCAGCACCTGCGCCTCGGTCGGCGCAGCGGTGGAGTAGCCCGTGCCGTAGGTCGTATGCGTTGTCACGCGACACGCAGCGCAGTCAGCCGCGACGGGAACGTCGCGCCACCGACCACAACGACCGACCCCGCCGCCGACAGGGCGCTGAACGCGATGCGCGCCTTGTATGTCACCGACCCGGCGCTGGGCGTCACGAGCGCCTCGAGCGCGATGCGAATGCCAGCACTGTTGGTCTGGGTCACTCCCTGCACGTCGAGGATGTTGTTCGATCCGTCAGTGATCTCGCCGTACCCGGTGTTCGCTCCGGCTGCGACGGTCAGGCAGTAGAGACCCCGGATGGAGTAGGTCGCCCCGGCCATTGCCGTGAACGTCACCGACAGGCCCGCGACGTCGACACCAGTGTTGGCTGCCACTCCCGAGGCCATCGAGTAGTTGGCTGTGAGCGCCGCCGACGCGGCCAGTGCGGGGGTCGCGGCCTGCGAGGAGCCGGGTGCGAGTGGGGTCCACGTCGCCGCTGCCGTGTCCTTCTGCAGCGTCCCGCCATTGAGATCCGAGACGAAGATCACCAGACCGGAGCCGGTCGCCGCGGGGCGACTGGCGAGCGTGTACGCGGGTGTGCCAAAAGTCGCATTAAGTCCTAGTGGATCTTGGGCGACAGGGTAAATCGGCTCAGTACCAGCACGCTGCGTCGACCAGCCGTCAGAGAGGGGGTTGTTCGGGTCGTACGCAGTCGCCATGACGACCAGGGTGGCCTGTGGGGGCTACCTCTGTCTGCGTGAACAGGCGCGGAACTAGACCTCGTCGCCGGTCAGGAAGTGGCTGCACAGCCACGCGAGGAGCGTCACGAGCACGATCCGCCGGATGCGGACGTCGCGCTCCGGCGGCCGGTGCTGCGGGATACCGAACCAGGCCCAGACGTGATCTGACAGGGTGTCCTGCGGTCGGCCGCGGAACAGCGGCGGGAGCTCGAGGGCGAAGAACGCCGCGATCCAGGCGAGCCAGAGCTTCGTCCAGGTCTTCGACGCGTCCGGCGGCACGCTGGTCAGCGCGGTGGGCTCAGGCATTGTTCCTCCGTGCCCGGAACTGGTCGAGGCTGATGACCTCGCCGCCCTGGTGCACCTCGTGGTTCGGGCCGTGCACGCAGATGACGCAAGCGTTCGGCTGGTCCGACCCGCGGCCGGTGAACGGGTGCCGACCGGTCGCGCGACCCAGCCTGGCAGCGTTCCAGTCATCGACCTTGCTCACGGCTGCATCCTGTTCTTACACCCCTTGCAGGTGACGTCGTCCTTGTTGCTCGACCAGCGAGCCGCGTCCTGTGGGCGGTGCACGGCGGGGATGTACTTGCCGCACGCCGCGCGCTCACCCGAGCGGTGCCCCATGAAGTGAGTCTTCCCCTTCTGGAACTGGGGGCCGAGGGAGTCGTTCACTTGAGGAAGGTCAGACGGTCGCGGTGCACCAGCCGACGGTTGTCCTTGCGGTCGAGCACCATGAAGCGCCCGTTGCCGTGGTAGTCGAGCACCTGGACGTGGCCGATGCCGGGCAGGTGCGCCTTCTTGGGGAGACTCGCGCCGGCTGCGAAGTGGTCGTTGCGGTCGTCATTCGGCCAGAGGCCGAGCTGCTGGTCGCTCACGACGGTCTCCCGTAGATGCTGTCGTACCTGGAGTTACGGATCACCGGCTCGACGTAGGTCGTCGTGGCCGTCGGCTCAGCCTCGAGCTCAGTCTCAACAAGTTGTGCCGCTCCCGGCGCGGGAGTCAGGGCGGTGTCCAGCTCGGGAGAGGGCTCCGGGGCCTCCAGACCGGCGTCGATGGCCTCGAGCATCTCCACCATGCTGGCGTTATCCCCCGGGCCGGCGAAGGCCAGGAAGTCGACGTCGTTGATGAGCTCCTCAGCGTTCACCTGCCAGCCGTCGATCCCGAGCACCTCGTACCGCGGCCCTACCGGGCCCCGAACCTGGATGCTGCGGACCTGGAAGACCGTGTTGTTCCAGATGAAGCGGTCGCCCATGAAGAGCCGCCAGTTGATCGCCATGTTGCGGAGCCCGGCCTTCTCGGCCTGGTCGTAGGACACGACGAGGTGACATACGTCGGTGGTGTACTCGCCCTGGCCGACGTTGACCTCTACGCCCTCTGCTAGTCCGGCTGAGATTACGGGCAGCAGGAAGGGCGGGAAGAACTTGCGGCCGCCGGTTCCGCTGGACGCCCCCACGTCGTAGATGGGGTCCACCGTGCTGCCGGCGCGGTCGAATCGGTACCACGGGACGTACTGCCCGATGTACTGCTGAAGGTCTTCCCGCATCGACTCGTAGACCGAGTCGAGTTCGTAGCGGGTGTCGAAGCGCCCCTTGTTGCCAAAGCGCGACATCAGTACGGCGCTACCGGGCCGACGGACTCGTCCACACCCACCTGCTGGATGACCGTGACAGCGCCCTTGCGGAGCAGGATGACCTCCCGGGTGATGCGGTTGGTCAGGCGCAGATCCCAAAAGAGCTTCTGCGGGAGCTGCCCCGTCTGGCTGGGGGTCAGGTCAAGCTCGATGGCACCGCTGAGGGCGTCATTGACCGTCACGGTGAACTCGCGCAGCGAACTCGAGTCCTTGTACCGGCGGATGCGCGCGTCGACCTTGTAGTTCGTGACGTCCCGACCGAGCACGAGGGGGTAGGTGAAGTACCCGTACTCGTAGATCGAGATGTCGTCGACGACCGCATTGGGGTCAACGATGGGAGCAACGCCGTGAGTGTCGATGGGAGTGAACACCCGCACCGGAGGCTGCCGGTCTTCCAGCTCCTGGGACAGGTAGACAGGTACCAGACGACCGGTCGAGCGACTCACACGACGAAGGTCTGTGACCTCGATGCGGTTCAGCCCCACGTTCAGCGCCGAGGCCATCTCGGTGTACTGGGACTTGCGGATCTCCACCATCTCCTGAAGCTGGCGGAACCGCTGCGAGCGGGGGATGCCCACGCCCTCGGGCGTGGACACGTCGATGTCGAAGGCGGCATCGTTCATCAAGGCGTAGAGCGCCTCGACGGTGGCGAGCAATGCGACAAGGTAATCCTCGACGGGCGGCATCGTCGCCAGGGTCAGCCCACGGTTGTTCAGGTGCTGACCCACGGCTGTGCGGATGAACAGCAGCAGCTCATCGTCGGTGAAGTACTTCGATGCCGACCCTCGGACAGTGAGTGTGTCCCCCACGCCCAGCGGGGTCTGCAGGGTGATTACCCCCGCATCGACGTCGAGAGTAAAGCCGGTGGTCGCGGTCGGGACTGCTCCAGGCGTAGCCGCGGTCAGGAAGGCCAGCACCGTCGAGGCGCTGACAGGACTGCTCGGAAGCTCGTAGCGCCGGGTCACCCCGTCGCCTACGACAGTGGACTCAAACGGCGTCAGAGGGTCTGCCAGCTCAAGCCGCACTCGGGCGAGAACATCCGCCTCGGTCGTCATGCGTACTCCCTCATTGCCCGGATCACTGGGCCATCGTCCCAGTTACCGACAACATTGCCCCCGTGAACGAGGACAGGATCCCCACCACGTCCACGAGTGCCCGGGGCGGCCCGAGCAAAGTGACGGGGTCGGCGTCTACCGCCACGGCCTGTGCTGAGAGGACTAGGTGCCCGGACGCTGCCACCGACGGGGCACCCGTACCTGCGCTCGCCACGAGCAGCAGGTAGGCCGAGAAAATCCCCGATGTGGCTACGAGACCTACGGCCTGCAGGGACACACCGGCCGAGAAGACGGTAGGGACATCCGGGGCCGCCCCAGCGGTGATCGTCACACTGCTGCCGGATGTCACCACCGCCTGTATCGCCATGACGACCAAGAGTTGGATCGTGGCTGTCGCCGTGACCGCCGCGATGCCGACTCCGGTCGCTGCCGCAGTCAGGCCGATGGAGGCACCCCCCGAGGCGACCCCCCTCGGGGAGGCCGCGCTCCCGGTGAGCACCAGCGATGTCACCAGCGAAGGAGCAGTGCCCACATAGCCAGTGGCAGATATCAGCATCGAGGAGGCCGAGGGTATGGCCGGGACGGCGGTAGAGCCCACTGCGGATACCACCAGGGCCCCGCTGCCGACCACTGGCACCTGTCCAACGGCTGACACCGAGAGCAGCACCGCACCGACCGCGGTGATGGGCACCTGCATCACGGTCGTTGCGGTGATCTGCAGGACTCCAGTGGCGACTGACGGGGGGGCGGATGCCGTCGCCGTGGCGAGGACTGCGAGCTCTGCCAAAGTTGTCGACGACAACGACCCGGCTGCGCCTGTGCCCATCAGCAGCAGAATGGCCGTGCCCGTGGACGGGGCGGCCAGACCCGTATTTGCCGCCGACAGCAGCACGCCCGCGCCGTTGCTGATAACCGTGCCTTCGGAGGAGGCAGCGGCGGATACAAGCAGCGCGGCGCTTGAGCCGAATCCCGCACCTGGCCCCGCCGCCGCCACCAGGGACAGAGCCCCGGCGGTAGTCACTGGGGAGTTCGCCACTGCGGCAGTCGATAGCACGAGACTGCCTGTGGCTGCCGTCCGTGCGTCAGCCTCCGCGACGCTCTCGACGAGCGACAGTGCAGCGGTGGAGCTGCCAACCCCTACCGCAGCAGCAGTCAGAGAGAGGGACAGCGCAGCACCTAGGAAGGCCGGAGTCGCGGCTGTAGCGGCTCCTGTCAGGGCCAACAGGGCCGGCGCGCTGGCCGGGGACATGGCCGACATCGCGCCCGTCAGGGCCAGCGAGGCTGCTGCGGACAAGGAAGCTGTGGCTGCGGCCGCAGCGGTGAGTGCTACCGAACCAGTTCCTGCCGCGGTCGCCGTGGTGGTAGCAGATCCTGTCAGTGCAAGCGATGCTGACGAAGACAGGGGTGCTGCGGCGGTGGCCCCAGCAGTGAGAGACACGGATCCTGTGGTGGCCAGGCCGCCCTGCGCCGCAGCCGATGCGTTGAGGGAGAGGGACGCCGAGGCGGAAGCACCCGCCGGGGCGGCAGCACCCGCCGTGAGCAGTAGCGAGCCCGTCGCTGTCGCAGCAGTGCCGCTCCCGGTATCCGGGCCAGCCCACGGGTCAGACGCGGTCCAAGCGAGGCTGCCAGTCCATGTAGCCATGTCGGCCCCTTATGAAAGGCGCGCGGGCGTACTCACCACGTCAGGTTGTTGAAGAAGGCAACCACCTCGGTGGAGGGGACGTTGCTGATCGCACCACTGTGCCCGCCAGTGACGGCGGGAGAGCGCGCGGTGATGTTGGCATTGCCAGTGCGAGCGATGAAGCCGTGGGTCGCGTCGTTGTTCATGGCCGGCGGGACCGTGGTGTCGTCCGTGGCCTGCACGATCTTGATGGGGAAGGTGAACCCGTTCCCGACCGAGAAGGCCGAGGCGTTCTGCCAGGGGCTATACCCCGGAGATTGCGTACCGTAGACACCCGTGACCGTTTGCCCCGACGTGATGACGATGGGGGTAACCCCGGTCGCGACGCACCCGTATAGATGCGTGTCGTCCTTGCTCGTATAGGTGAAGGTCGCAGAGTTCACTGTTGCCTGCGGCAATGCTGAACCACCGAGAGTGGTGGCATCCGAAAACGGCTTGCCGTTCGCGATCACCATCGTGATCCCTGCGCCACCAGCAGCGTTGATAGTGCCAGTCGTGGAGTGCGTCGTCGACGGCGCGTAGTCCCCATTTACCTCTGACGCGTAGGCACCAGCGGTAATACCGCCAGCAGAATAGGTCGGAGAGTACCCCGCGTTCTGCCAAAACTGAAGGTCCGTGGCCGGATTCCATGCCCAGAGGCCGGCGACCTTGGCCGGGTTACGTAGCGCCCAGTTGAGGGCCGTCAGACCGCCCATAGACCACGCCTGGATGCCGATCTTGGCGGTCGGCATCTTGAAGGTGTTGACGAGGTAGCTGTACGCGTCATCCAGCGCGCGCATGGCGTTCGGAGCGCCCCAGGCATTGATGGCAGAGTGGTCAACCCCGAGCACGACGAAGCCGTTGCCGTCTACCAGCGTCGGGGTGTGGACTCCCGGCATTGCGGCCGAGGCTGGGGCGTACTGGTAGGAGTATCCCCCGTGACCGTGGCAGCACAGGATGACGTGCCGAGTCCCCACTCCCGAGCCGTACGAACTCGGGTAAGCCAAGTAGGACGTATCTGAACCGTAGTTGGACGAGTACAACCCTGCCCGCATCCGGCCGATCATCGACGCACCGCTCTCATCTCGACGCCTCCGGTGAGAGGACTTACAACGTAGGTGGCGTAGGTGAACGTGCCGGTCAGGGAGGCAGCGGTGAGTTGCAGCTTCACGACGGTGTCCGCTGTGAGTGGATCATTGCTCTGGGAGAAGTTCATTTCGCCGTACCAAGCCTGATTAGCGAGGCCATTGTTGACGATCTGGAAGATCCCGAACCCGTACAGGGCCGACGAAGTAGCAGCATCCACCACGCGGGCCTGGACGTAGCAGTTGGTGCCGTTGGCTGGCATGGATGTCGCCGAGTTGTTCATCACCACCGGGACGAAGACTTCGGTGCGCCAAGCCGCACTGGCAGGCACCAGCATGGTCATGGCCGGCACGTCGTACCAAGTGCCAGTAGTCGGGATCGTGTATGCCTGATTGTTGACGGCCACCGCCAACTCGGGGGTAGCGCCTTGCAGGGCCGTGACAGCGTCCGTCACATCCTGGTGGATTGCCGGAGGCCAGGCGCTCATGCCTAGCCCTCCTCAGAGACTCGTAGCACCCTCGTCAGGACGCGCCGAGGCTGATCGCGCCCGCCGCCACGGTGATCGTCGCGGCCGTGACGGCCGACGCGAGCTGGCCGCCGATGGAGAATGTCCCCGCCGTCGCCGCCGACCACTCGCTGAAGTACGACACAGCGGTGGTCCCGGCCGTGGAGAAGCTCAACGCCGACGAGTTGGTCTTGGCCCCGGCCGACGCAGCGTTCCACGTCGTAGCCTGCCGGACGTAGCCGGACGTCGAGGGGTTCTCATTCGCCCCTGTCGTCGCCGGGTCGCCCGTGTTCAGACCGGTGAACGGGACGGTGTTCGCCGCCCCGGTGCCATCGAGCCCGTTGAGGGCTGCATTCTCGGCTACTGCTGCTGCGCGAGGCATCTCGGTCAGCCCTTCTTGTTCGAGCCGGACAGCGCGGCCAGGACGCCCTGCGGGCTGGAGTCCTTGCCGGCCACGATGTGCGCCTCCACCGTCGAGGCGAACGCAGCGGACGGGGTGCCGTCCGACTCGTGCGTCACCTCCGACGGCGTCAGCGTGAAAGGCTGGTCCCCGTCGTGCAGCGGATGGCTGTACGTCTCGTAATGCCGACCGATGGCGTCGGACACCGCGAGCGCGTGCTCGGGGGAGTCTGCCTCGATCACGTCGGGGGTGACGTTCACGGTGCTGCCGTCCGCGAGCGTCACCTCGCCCGTGATCGGGCCGGTGATGACGAGGTGGCCGTCCGGATTGACGTACTGCCAACGAGGACTGCCGTCCTCGTTGGTGCCGACGTTGATCTTCTGCAGAGCCATGCTGATTCCTCCGAACGGCGCGTACGACCGAGTGTGGTGAACAGGAGCGAGAATGTCTGGCTGTACTGAGGCGGACCTCAGTGCCAGACGTACCCCTTCTCCTCGAGGTGGTCCGCGACGTTCATGGGCACCCGGTACTTCTCGCCCTCGAGGAACGTGTAGAGGTTGCCGGCCCCGATGGTGACGTCCTTGAGGTCGCTGTTGACCCGGATCAGGCGCGTCTCCGGGCCCTTGGCGACGACGCCCTCGGCGTCGAGGATCTGCACGTCGTCGTCAGTACTGCCCTGATCGCGGTGGCCCTCGCGCTGCAGGAGCAGCTCGGCCTCGGCCACGACGTCGGGGTCTTCAATGACGACCGGGTGACTCGCGCCGCCCGAGTAGTCGGTGACGCGGTTCTTGGCGGCCTCGGCCTCGGCGGCCTCCATCATCGCCAGCTCGCCCTCACGGGCGGCCACGTCCTCGGCGTGCTGCTGCGCCAGCTTGGCCTTCTGGATGCCGGTGAAGTCGCCTGGGCGACCCTGCTGCTTTGCCATGTAATTCCTCCGGGTGAGTGTCTCTGGTGGGGCTGAACGCGAACGGGCCCGGGCTGGTAGCACGGTCCTCGTGACATCACCGTCGAGACTGGAGGAAGCTGCTAGGTGCTGTCAGCCTGAGCGCGGTGCTTCTACACGGCTAGGTCGTGACATCCGACCAGGCGCGGGTGAAGTGCTCGGGCCGAAGTCGATGCGCGTCAATGCGGTAGTGCCGCTCGTTACCGAAGTCATCTTCCAGGTGGGCAGCACCAGGCGGCACCTTGATCTCGACCACGCCCTCGCCGTAGTCGTAGGTGAATGACCCCTTCGGCGGGTTGGCCTTGTCCGAGGCGTAGACGTTGCCGGGGGTGTCAGGGTGCGGGTGGAACCGCCCCTCACGGAGGAGGTTAGCGGCGTTGTCAGGCGTCGTCCGGTGGTAGAGAAACTGCTCGCCCAACGCCCGATGACTCATGTCGACGATGCTCCCACGAAGCTGTCCAGGTAGTCAGCAGCAGCGCGGAGCAGGGCCGGGTCGTCGCGGAACTTGCCCAGGCCCATGTTGCACTCACCGCAGAGCAGGCCGCGGGGTGCGCCCGTGACGTGGTCGTGGTCGACATGGACATTGCCATGCGCGGCCGAGCAGACAGCGCAACATCCTTCCTGACCG